TCTTTATATTAACAATATTAGTGACTTAGCAAATCAATTGCGTGAAATTGAAGCTATGTTAGAAGTTATTGATTTAAGTGATACGCCTGATAGTTCTGTAGGAAAATTATCTGAAGATGAAGCTTCAGATGAAGAAGATGGTATATTAGGTGGAAAAGAAGAATCATTGGAAGAAATTGATGGAAAACGAAAAGAAGTAAATGTTCCTGAATTAGTAAAAGTAATTTTTACTGATGATGGAAATATAGATAAAGTGGTTCCATTTGTAAAAACAATGATAATTGATGAAGATGATGTGATTGCAGAAAAAGAAATTGTGGAACAAGAACGTTTGTTTTATCCAAATGATAAACCTGATGGTTTGTGGGATAATGTTATAAACTTTTGTTCTATTGTTGAACAATGGTTGACAAAACGTGTTGATAGATTTTCAAGGAGAATGAAACGATATAATATTGATGATATTATATGGTATGGAGCTACTCTTGCAGGAGGTCTAGGTGCCACAATGGTAATTACAAAAACATTTAATAAGTTGGTGTTTGATGGTGATGAAAATACTCAACGTCAAAGAAAGAAACATCAAGATGAGGAATTTGAAGAAGAAAAGAAAGGAGGAAATTCTAATAAGAAAAAGAATTGGTACAAAAAACGAAAAGGCACTAAAATGGCCCGTGGAAAGTATTGGGATATTCATAAAGGTGCTTCTTCAGGAAATATAAATCCTGAAGATTTAGTTGAAATTTTGTCAAACGATGGTGAAGTAGTTCAACAAATGTCATATCGAAGATTAGTAGAACAATTAAACGATTATGACGCTTTTCCTTTAGATCAGGATGAATTTAAATTTAGAGTTCATGGTACTGGCAAAATTTATTTTGCTCAAGCAAATGAAAGTGTGTGTTTAATTCAAGCACCAGAATCTAAATTATGTAGTAGTGATCGTACCAAATTAGTTAAGAAATTAGAAAGAGTAGTATCGATGATGGAAAAACAACGTGAAAATAAGAATATGTGTAAACGTTGTTGTTTAGTTCATAACGGCCCATGTGTAGCAGGAGTTAGAGGTTCTGTTCCAGCTTTGAAAGAAGCAATGGAAGCTATTCATATTTATGATCAACAAAAATCTGAAAGTATAATTGATGGAAAATTACCGCTTTCTGAGAAAGATTTAAAGGGAAGATTAGGTAAATTATTAATTAAAGGTAGATTTATGGAAAATTGTTGGTTACATGGAAATAAAGTCGTGACGTTAAGGCATGGAGTAGTTGATTTAGATGATAAATTAATTGATTGGAAGAATGATGTTGAATTTGCATTTGGTTTTGGAGTTTATAAACCAATTGGTCAATATGTTGTTCAAAAAGATAATACAGATTTTGGTTATTATCCTATTCAATTGCCTGTTAAAGTACATCGAGTTCCTCTAAGAGCACCCATAGCTGGTGAAAAAGTTATGTTGTTTGCTTGGGATGATGATACAATGGAAATTTCTGCTGGTGCTGTTAGTGCAACTGGTGGATATCATACTTGTTCGAGTAGATTAGGTCATTGTACTGGAGTTTTGGTTTCAACAACTGATAAAGAAGTTGTAGGGTTCCACTGTTCAGGAGGTCAAACTGTTAATGGTTATTGGCCCGTTGATGATAAAATGTTAAAACATTTAAACGAATAGACCCTGGGTCGTTACTTGCGATTACCGAAAAGGTTCAACCGCAGGCGATCCCAGGGGTAATTTGTACTAAAGAGATGTTAAATAAATATATGTGGAAATATAAAGTAGAGGAACCAATTAAGAGTCATCCATTGGATAAACATCATTTTAATGATGTAGGTCATTATCCAAAATTTCCTTTTATGAAAAATAAAAAGAGATTAGATCCTATAGTTAGAGATTTCTTATTCATGTCAGATAGTGAATTTGAAACAGGTTATGGTTTACCAAAACCTAATTTGCAGGCCAGTTATAAAAGTATGGCTAAATATGCAAAAGCTCAAGTACCTTATAATGAAGAAGCAATGGCATTTGCTTTTCAAGCTTTATGTAAGCATTTTGGTCCTTATATGGAAGATAGTAAGATATCAACATTTGAGGAAGGTTGGGAGAATTGTGATAAACATACTTCTGCTGGCTTTCCTTGGAATTTGGAATATGTGGATAAAGAGGATATGTCTGAAGAAATGTTTGAAGAATTTAAGGAATATACAGACAAAGCTTGGGATTATTTATTAGAAGAAGATTATTTCTTTGTTTTTGTTAATTCATTGAAGGAAGAAATTCGTCTAATAGAAAAAATTAAAAAGAACAGTATTAGAACATTTACAGCGTCACCAGTTGAAGCTGTAGTTAATGGTTATAGATTATTTGGAGATATGAATCAAAAATTTTATGATTCCCATTTAAAAACTGTTTCTGCTGTAGGTATGTGTCCCTTTTATGGAGGTTGGGACACATTATATAAAAAATTAAACAATGTTGATGGTGAAGTGTGTGCTTACGCTTTAGATGAATCAGAGTTTGATTCGTCTTTAAGACAAATATTGTTTGATGCTTGTTTGCGTTTTAGATGGAAATGTTTAGCAGATAAGTATAAAACTCC